GCTCTCTAAGGAGGATTGGTAACCGTAAACAACCGCAGATGCCACATCTGCGCAGTTCTCTTTTTCCAGGTAAGTGGCGAGACCGTATTGATACTTGCGAGACGCCACGGCACATGGATAATAACTGTGCCCAACCTCGTGAGCAGCCATAGCCTTTTTTATATTCATGGGCTTACTTTCAATATAGTCTCTGTCGAATGTAACGATATAAAAAGCCACCCAGCCGTTACTAAAATAACTAGAACTGGCCAATGTCGAGGTTGGAGTTACGTGCGAGGCAATTAAACCTGGGTCATATCCTAGAACCTTGGCAGAATACCTGACGTACTCTCTCATCTCGTCGTCCAGATCTTTGTGGGTTTGGGGTGTAGTTGTAGCCTGTATAAATAAGAGAGAGATTAGAGTCAGTGATAAAAACATCTTAAATTGATTCACTGCCCCATTGTACAGCAGTTGTGTGTCAGGGCTCTAAATCTTTTCTACCTCCAGGGCGTTCGCACTCAGGGTTATTCCAGGGCTTGTCCCGCAGGGATGGATCGTATTCCGTCAAAGCGTAATCTTTCTTTGCCTGCATAACCCTGTGAGCGCAGTCAACGTACCCAGCATCGTCTTCCCAGTTGTCCGGATGGTGCTCGTACCTCTCTCTAATCTTCTTGACCATGGTCATCATTTGAAGGCACATTTCGGCTGGAATGTCGGCTATGTTCAGGTAGGCTCCCCACATGCGCCCAATCCTGGTCCAACTTTCCGTGGGGACTCCGTACTTCTTCATGCGCTCGTCAACAATCTTCTCAGCTCTTGACAACATGCCTGATGCTGACAACTCAGGTTTTTCAAGGGGCTTTCCAAGTTCATACTTAATCTCTTTAGCGGCACTCTCTAATTCTTCCTGGGTTGGGTTCTTACGTTCTTGCAACATACACTTCTTTGAATTTATTCATAAATAACCTCTCTGCTTTCACTGGAGGGAGAAAAAGCAATCCTCCTTGGTAGCCATCATTATCACGCATTGCTGAAAATTGCAACACTTCTAACTCGGCTGACTGTTCATCTGCCCTCTTTACGATGCTGGCCGTCTTTTCAGAAACAGGACTTATCCCAAACTTCTTATGAATGACATCCTGTATGGTCTTCTCTATTTCTTTAATTTCAGGGAGAATCCTTTTGAGCGGGGCGACGGCGTCTCCAGTGTAAGCCTCGTGAGCATCATGAAGAAGGGCTATTAGCGCCACGTTAACAGCCCCAGATTCAATGCTTTTCTGTATCCTTTCGCATACAACCACAGAATGCTCTGCAACACTTAAAAAGTTGTCACCTGGCACATGCCCATTGTATCTGCACTCATATGCTAGGCAGTGCGCTATCTCTTCAATGCTTATCATGTTCTCGTCTGGGGTGAGAAGGTCGAACATGAAACCGCTCCTAGTTCCAAAGTGTACGTTCTTCCACGCCCTTTTTACTTCCTTGTATCCAAACCCGAAGTTCGTAGAGAGAATTTGGTAGAGAATTTGGTCTACCTGCCCTATGAGACCTTCCTCTATGTCATCATCGGTGCCGTCTTTCCCATGGGCTATCCTAAAGGAAAGGTGAAGGATCTCGTGTAAAAGGTTTCTCCACCTGGCCTCATGTTCCAGGTCTCTCCATACTCGGATCGTGCTGGTGTCTCTATCATAGTCGGCCAAGGGTGCCTTTCCACCGTGCGCCTTGGCGAGAGCTTCCTCAGATACAAGACGCACCAGATACCTCTCCCCATGAAACTTAATTACCCTCGGCCACGAAGCTTGCTTTAGCATTGGATTAGATGTGGGTCCAAGACCTCTCGTTAATTATGTTTCCTATCGTTTCTCTTGAAACCCCGTAGGTCTTAGCTAATTCCGATTGAGTAACTTTTGAATTTTCACGGTATTCAGATCTAATACTATTAACTTTCTTGTCTGTTAGCTTAGCATGTTTATTTCTCTCTCCAAAGGTGTTTGTTCCATGAATAACCATATCTTGCAGGTTCCCTTTACGGCTATCCCACCGAAGGTTTTCTAGGTTGTTGTTTTCTGGTTTTCCATCATTATGGCAACCCACAAACCTAAACGGGCACGGCCCAATAAAAGCCTCAAGAACTAGACGATGAACATACTTCCTTTTCCTTAAAGAAAAATTACACAAACTAACAGACAAATGACCGCTCTTTGTCTTACAGGGAGATAGCTTTTTCCACTTACCTAAAACAAAACTACCTCGACCTCTTCTTTCCCATTTACTCCACACAGATCCATCGTCTCCAACCCTATAAACAGGAAACCCCGTAACTTCTCTGTAAGAAACCATGGTTAAGTACTTACCCCAAACGGGACTATGTTAAATATTTTATGGCTAGGGTGAACCATGAAAGCTAATTGTGACGGCGGGGAAAACCTTCCCACAGAATGGTCAAACTCAGTTGTTCCTGAAAGGCTGCCGTTCATAAGCGTGGCTCCCTCAATGAAACCTGGCACATGAAAATGACCCATTGCTGAGAAGTTAAAGCTTTCGCTTGTGTTCATGCGCTTAATAGCCTCTCTGCCTTTCTCTCGATTTACTCCATAATATGGAATTCCCATCCAGCTTTTGCACGTATCTCCGTGCTCAAGAAGGAACTTTGAACCGACTACTTCCGCCACAAGTTTAATGCCTTTAGCGGTTACCACTTCTATGTTTCCCTGCTTCTCGCAGTATTGATTTGCAATTGTGTGAACAAGAAAACTCATGCTATTTAGAGCCTTCTGCTTAGCCTGAGGTTTTGGTTGGAGTCTTCCGTGATTGTCGGCTCCAACCTCGTAGACTTTCAGTTTGTTAAAGTGGCTAGAAATTCGACAAAAAACTTCTCCTAGTAACAGTCCAGCTTTGGCGGTTTGGACTGGAAGTGGGAATTCGTTGGTGGCTATAAGTTCTGCGTGGATGTTCCCACTCACCCAATCTCCAAGTCCAAATATAACCGCCTCGTCCATTCTATAAACTTTTCTTTGCGTGTCGCACCATTTAAGAAAACTATCTACAATATAAAAAATCCTGTCTTGTGCGATCTGGTAATTATACTCATTAAACCCTTCAACCTCTTCTTTGTCAACGACTTCTCCTATGTGCCAATCAGATAACATTATGACCGGCACCACAGGCGATTTACTCACTTGGGGTTTAGTGTAAGCGTACCGGGGGAACGGGTCAGCGGCTCTTACAGCCGCACTAAGCTCAGAAGCAAGCTCCTTCTGAGCACCGACCTTCAAACGAAGGTCTTTGTTGGTCCTCTCTAACTCAGCTTTACTAAACCTGAGCCAGTCGATAAGTTCTTCCTCTGTCTGCCCCCTCTTCCCAGACACGATCTTCTTGTCTTGGCCAGAAAGAATGCGTTGCAGGGACACAGGCATGGATAAGCCTGAGTTCTTGGGTGCGGATTTGAGAAGTTCGGAAACCTCTTGAGCTACGCCCTCAGGATCAGACTCAATCCTTGTGAGAGCTGCGTCGTAGTTCTCTTTGGGTATCCAGTCTTTAGGGATTCGAGAGTGAGCTGTGTTGAGGGTGTTTACGACGCGCCCAGGGTACTCGATGGAACCGATCAGCTTCCACTGATTGTCGTAAAGGTTTGCTGCTCGTATAAGTTTTAGAGTTTCTCTTTCAGTGAGTTTTTTTGCCATAGTTTTTGTTCTAATACTTTCGTAAAGCGTTGATTGCTTTATCAAGCTTTTCTAGCCTAGCAAGGAACTCTGACCATAAATCGTTCAGATCGCCCAAACCCTCAATAGCTCCTTTATTTTCACCAATAAAACCCACCTGCAAAAGAATAGATCTCCACCGTAAAAGGGTAAGATTCTGGACCTCCATGGTCTCTATGTTTCTGACCTTTCTCGCCCCCCCAGACACCGCAACTGACGAACTTGCTTCTACTTTCTTCTTGTTAAACCACCTCCGGTAATCTTTATCCCAAGCTGTCCACCTGGCAACCAGGTTGGCGTGTTTAAGCATCCAGATCTCTTCTAACGGAAGGTACTTCAGAACCTCAGGGACAAACTTCTCGTTGTGGAATTCTACGGCCCTTAAATTTGCACGCTCTACGGCGAATATGAGAAGTTCTAACTTTGGGTCAAGGATGGGAACTCCGCTACTTCTGCGGTCCATCATTTCATCTACGCTGAGGTTGTACTGTGCTTGGGCGGGTGCAGCCATAAGGAAGGAAAGGAGTAACAGGGCTGCATAAAGTTTCATCTTCTTCTTACCTTATTGTAATAGTTCCTTGATTTCCTCCAGGTGCTTGTCCACGTGCTCTATCTTCTGGTCAGTGTTCTCGAACTTTTGCTCAATCCATTTCTCTTGGGCTTTGAACTTCTCATCAATGAACTTCTCTTCCGCCTTAATATGAACGTCAAATGTCTTCTTCTCTACGAAGTCGCGCCCAGTGAAAGCCCACACCACTCCGGCACCAAAGACAACTGTCAACATGAGCAGGATTATGCCCCAGTTTTTCCTTATTTGGCTTAAGTGGTGCTTGTAACCCGTCACTATTCTCCTCCGTTTTACTCGACAGTCTTTTCAGGTAAAAAGGATACGATAATTGCCACTAAAGCGGCTACACCACCGACAATTGCCTCTGATTGCTCAGGAGACAGGCTCACGCCGATAACGGTAAGGATAAATCCCACCACCGCAACCCTGGTGCTTGATTCCTTCAACCTAGCCAAGATGTAGTTCAATATTCTCATAAACCCTCTCTTTCTTCTGCTTAATAATACCCGAAGAGTATGACTAGGAGGGGAACTCAACACGACGCAGCCAGCCGCGTGCGAACGCATCAAACCTCTCTCCACCCTCAACCAGCTTCAAAAAATGCATGAATTGGACTCCGTTTAGGGCTTTAAGCAGCGGAGTACGCATTCTGCGGGAGTACCCATTGATATTCCGTAGCGTAACAGCCCCAAATTGGCCGTCTACGGCGATTTCTGCCCCTAAGTAACGTAATGCCCTCTGCCAGATCTTTACGGCGGTTCTGGGGCGCATATTGACCAATTGCTCAAACATCTCAGCCGCAACGCCCCAATCGGTCACTCTATCCATATACCAGGGCCAGTATTCAGCCTTGTAGATAGCCTTGGCACCAGCTTCGGTTAGGTTTGCTATGTCAACTTCTGGGTGAGACCTCTTGGAGATTCCATACTTCGTAGCTCTGCCAGGGTCGTCAGGATGATCCACGAACCCGCCCTCTATTTCCATCAAAAGATCAAATGCGTTGTCAAATTTATCGCTCATTTCTTTTTCCCTTCTCTCCTTAACGCCTGCACCTGTGTCCAGACGGTGGCGGTCAGCACCTTTTTCTTCTGTAAGTCTCTCAAATACTTCGTCTGTTTTTCAGGCGGCAACATGTTCACCTCTCCGTAGATAAACTTAGCCCTTGCTCCGTCCTTAACCCCAAGATTCATTGCCATTCCGTCAAGATAGTTCCAGTTTATCGCTTTCTTCTTTCTTCTGTCAACTATTTTCTGGGCCAGCTCCTTATCGTCCTTGGCTATTCTTCTTATCTCTTTCGACATATCGGAAGGCTTC